GCCCGGTAATCCGCGACGAGCGACAGAAACGTCTCGTCTTTCTGGAGTTGTTGGATGCGTACTATGCTGTAGCCGGTGATCAGCGCAGCCTGCTGAAGTTTCATCCCTGCGGCGAGGCACCGCGCGAGCGAGTGGTGGGAGGCGTGAATTCGGACTATTGTCCGTGGAGGCGCCGGCCGTGGGAGTGTCATTGCGGCCATATCGCCCTCGGTCAAATCGCGCTCGTACGCGACGTGAAAGGGCTTGTTCATGGCGCCTACGAGTCGCAGGCGATCCATCGGCTCGGCGAGGTCGAGCTCCTCAAGCAGGTTCTCTTTTTTGGTCATAGTTCAGTGACCACCTCTCCGGATGGAACAGTTTGAGCCGCTTATACAGCTCGTTACAGGCGGCGACATCGTGATCGCTGCGCAGATTCCGTAGCTCTCTGTCGTCGAGGGGTGCTAGCGGGATCTCGGGTGGTCGTCCTCTGGGATGGGGCCGCTCTCGCATTGGGCTTTCTCGATGTGGCTTATCCGGCGTTAGGGGCTTCGCCCCCACGAGCGCGGGAAGTGTACCTCAGGACTGGCCCCGTGTCAAGTAGTTTTTGAGCCATATCTAAGAAGGACCAGGGGATAGTATGGCTGGAAGGCTAGGTTTTTCTAGCGGTAGAGCCATATGTTAGACTGGGTTTTTCTAGGGGGGTCAACGCGCCCAGCAATAAAAGTTCGTTTTTTGCCCCCCTCCCCTCTTTTAGTTGCGAACTTGCAATCCGTGGGCCACTCGTCATGCGTCCCGCGCATACCAGCCATACGATGAGAGCATGAGCGGGCGCGGGCCGCGCCATAGTTTTGACACAATGGGTATGTATGATGCACTCGTTCGATCGGGAATGGTCCCGGTCCCAAACGGTGAGTCAGAAACATGCAACTCAACATCTTTGTCCCAAAAGCGAACCACACTTTCACGTGCGAGGTGGAGGATCTCCCAGCCGAATCAATCGCATACGCTCTCGATTACGGCATTCGCCAGTCCGTGGTCGATACCACCGCCGGCGTAAAGCGAGTGGACTTTACAACCACGGAAGAGTTCAACGCCGAGGCACTCGCGAAAGCCCAAAAGCGTTGGGATCAAATCGTGAGCGGCAACGTCCCCGGCACGCGCACTCCCAACGTCGAGGCCGCGAAAGCTCGGGAACTCATGAAAGTCGTGGTCGGTGCCAATATGACGGTGGAACAGGCGACCGCGATCCTGCAGGCCGAGGCGGAACGGTTGGCCCAGGCCGCGTAACGAAACCAAGGTGGGGCGCAAATGCCCCACCCTTTTCTTGCGCGCTTGGCCAGGGCCCAGTGTTTAGCTACTAGTTCACTACCTCGACTACCTCGCGGGCACGTCCACTCGATACCTCCGATACCGAAACGGTATCGACCATATCGAGACATAATCCTACGTTCCCCTACATAATCATTCCCAAAAAACGCTCCTTCCTCAATCTGTGTGTACTGCTTTATAACGCTATATCTCCTATGTAAACGGTTTTGGCACCCGTGTATGGCTGGCAGGCTCGGGCCAACGCCCCCAGTGGGCATACCTCCCCTCCTTCCTTCCACTTCACACATATATATATACAGAGAGGTATCCCAGACGAGGCCTCGACCCTCTTAAACTCCACCCATACACGGGTTGCAAAACCCGTTTCCATAGGAGATGTAGGTTTATAAAGACAAGCACATAGCCTTAGGAAGGTTGTTAATCGCCCACAGTCCCTTTAGGGGCGCACTCGTTAAATCCACAAAAACACCACAATTCCGCCGTAATTTCGCCACATCGGTATGGTTTAATGCTCGGAAAGTGAACTGGAGACCACTCAAATGAACGATGCTCTTTGCGAGTGTCATCTGCTGCCGTGTTGCGATTGCTGTCAGCGCGAAGTCGATTACGTGCGCGGCTCCGTGTGGCACGGAACTGCGAGGATATGTCTGGAATGTTTCTATCAGTGGTACGATCCCGACAACGGAAAAGTTGACTGCACTGATCCCGTCAGCATTGGAAACTATGTGCGGAGTAAGCACGGACTCCCGCCCCTCAAGCGTTGGCAGAAACGATAGGAAAGGCCATTTAAATGAACAGCACCTTCACCCTTTCCATCGAAACCACCGAAGGCCAGAGCTTCCAGTACGGTTTCCACCTCGGCACCGACGAACGCCTTGCGCGGCAAATTGCCGAGGAGAGGTTCCACGCTCGCGTCAACAATGGCCTCCCGGTCATCACCGTTGCCATCTTGCGCGATGGCCGAATGGTTGATTGCTACGGCGGCCGTTGGTTCGGCCGCTAATCGCCGCTAAAGGTCCGTCAAATGACCAGCAACCTCCCAAACATCAACGGTGCGAGCGTCGTTTATGGCCGCGCCCTTCGCATTCTTGAGCACATCAATGCTCGCGAGTACGCCCGCCAAGTAGAGGCCAACAAGGGCCGCAAACTCCGCAGCTATCGTCCGCCGTATGACGCCGACCTCCTCGTTAACGCCATGAACAAAGGTGACGAGGAAATGCTTAAGGGGCTGGTCGCAAGCTACGCCTATCACATCTACAATTGAGCCCGCTCAAAATGAAGACACTCAACAAGATACCCCTCAAACCCGGAACCACAGTCACGTTTGAGTACCCGCTCCGCCGCGGCTACACCACTGTCCGCGGCACCGTGCTCGAGCCCAGTGAATACACCGCTCCGTGGGAGGTCCGTGTTCAGTGGGACGACGGCTACGGCATCACTAACATCGAGCGCGAGAGGATAAGTGAGGTCTCCCAATGAAAACTATTCTCATCTCTAACGAGGCCATGGACGCTATTCGCTCCGCGGCCGATCAAAGCTTCAAACAAACCGCGAAGCGAGTACCTCCCAATTGGTGGAGGCTGAGCCTCGCTGATGAGACATTCGAGCAGCTCCTCGACCGTCGCCTCGAAGATGAGAGCTGGTCAGACACTATCATCCGCGTAATCTCGACCAGCAAAGGGGGCACTCAATAAAATGAGAATGAACCTACGTTGCTGGTGGTTTGGACATTGGTGGGTGTTTGTGGTGGAGCAGCCGCCCGATTTAGGCACTTGGGTTTGCTGCCAATGTGGCAAAAGCTGGGAGAGCCGCTCATGACAGAGAGTATCAAAGGGGCTAATGGAGAGTTTCAATGAGGCGAGTCGTAATTGAGTCGCCCTTCGCAGGCGACATTGCAGGCAACGTGCTCTACGCACGCCACGCTATGCGTGATAGCCTCGACCACGGCGAAGCTCCAATTGCTTCGCACCTTATCTACACTCAGCCCGGTATCCTCGACGACACTATAGATAAAGAGCGCGATCAGGGTATCCAGGCAGGATACGAGTGGATGCACGCGAGCGATTTAGTCGCCTTCTACGTCGACCGCGGCTGGTCCAAGGGGATGCTCCGAGCACTCAAGATGGCGCGCATTCTCAAGAAGCCGGTCGAGGTGCGGTCGCTCTCCGGTAACACCGCGATCACAGACGAATTCGCCAAAAAGTTTTTAGAGGACTGGCCAACGTGAGCGTCAAAGACTCTTTCGACCGCTTCAAGTCGTTCGTGGCGGGGCTCGAATACAGCCCCGACACCCTCGCCCTGGATAAAGCCCTGGGCGAGGCCTCGAACTTACTCTACGACACTCGTATCAAGATCGATGTAGAGTGGGCAAAGGCCCGCTCTCAACCAGCGCGGCGCGCAGTATCACTGCTTAGCGCCCTGGGTATCACAGACGACGAGATTGCCGACGCTCTCGCGGCCGTTCGAGAGCAAAACTCGGGAGACCGTAAATGACCCTCAAGCGAAAGCGGCGAGTGCGCCGAACCCGCGCTCCTAAGTACGTCTTTGTACTGCGGGCTGGACAGTTCATAAAGATTCGCCTGCGCCGCGTTCACGCCTTCTTTCTAGAGGAGTCAAAGTAATGACTCTTGCACAACAGTTCGCACTCAAGTGGGCAGCGCGTCAGCCACCACACCTTCACCTCTCAGCCTCCAACCTCGCTCGACGCTACGTCGATGAAAAGGTAATAATCAAGCGAAGCTTTAACGAGCTATTGTTCGAGTACACGTTCTCTGATGGCTCAATCGCCAGGACGCACGGTAAAGGGCGATCATTCAAGATAGTGGAGCCCGCCAATGTACACTCTTGAAACTGATGGCCGAGTCCTCGAGGCCACCGAAGAGCAAACTGCTATCATCGACTTCGCTCGAGACCGATCTTCCGCAGCTAACATCCTTATAAACGCTCTCGCGGGCGCGGCCAAGACCTCTACGCTGAGGTTCCTGTGCAAGTACCTACCAGTCGAGCCGACTCTGTCGGTCGCGTTCAACAAGCGCATCGCAGATGAAATGACCAGGGTGCTTCCTGGTCACGTCCGCTGTGCCACTATGAACTCAGTTGGGCACAGGGTTTGGGCCGCGGCCACGGGCAAGCGCCTCGTGCTCGATACCAAGAAGAACTACAATCTTGTCAAGAACGAGATCGACAACCTTCCGCGGCGCCTGCGTCAGGAGGCCTATGACGCTATGGGAGACCTCATCAAGACGGTCTCGCGGGCGAAGCTCTCGGGCTATGTGCCCTCCGGCACCGGCCAGGGTAAATCGGTCCTCACCGCGAGCGAGTTTTTCGGCTCTCTCGAAGAGGAGCCTGATGACTGGTTCTGCCAGATGGTCAACTCTGTACTCGTCGCGGGCATCAGACAGTCCTACGGCGGGTTGATCGACTTCGACGATCAGATCTACATGCCAACCCTCTTCGGGGGCTCCTTCCCACAGCACGCTCGGGTGATGGTAGACGAGGCCCAAGATCTCAGTCCACTGAACCACGCTATGGTCGACAAGCTTGTGGGGCCGCACACCCATCTCATAGCGGTCGGCGATCCCTGGCAAAGCATCTACGCTTTCCGTGGCGCCGACACGAGGTCGATGAGCTATCTTCGAGACCGCTTTTCAATGCACGAGATGACGCTGAGCGTCTCGTTCCGCTGTCCAATCACAGTTGTCAAGAACGCCCACGGTCGAGTGCCACATATGCGCTGGCCCAAGTGGGCCAAAGAAGGCCAGGTCACAATTCTATCTGAATGGAGCGCCAAGGATGTTCCAGACAATAGTGCTATTATCTGTCGTAATAATGCTCCTCTACTTAGTTGCGCTCTTGCACTGCTCAGAGCTGGGCGTGGCGTGCATCTTATCGGGACTGACCTTGGGCCTCAGCTTGTACGCGCTCTTAAGAAGCTAAGTGACGATATGCAGCTCTCACAGGAGAAAGTTCATGAAGCCATCAATCTCTGGGAAGCGGACAAGCTTCGCAAAGCTCGCAACGCAGGAACAGTCGCGGATAAGGCTGAGTGTTTACGCGTTTTCGCAGACTTCGGACCCACTCTCGGAGCAGCTATTGCATACTGCGAGCGCCTCTTTTCGAGCAAAGGACCCATCCAGCTTCTATCAGGACATAAGGCAAAAGGGCTTGAGTGGCAGACTGTATATCACTTGGACCCCCATCGAATACCTTCGCCCTGGTCCAAGGAGGGGGAGGCACTTGAGCAAGAACTTAACGTCCGCTATGTAATCGAGACGCGGGCGAAGGAGTCGTTGTTCTTCGTCCGGCTGGACGAACTCACAAAGGACACAGTATGAGTTATAACAAATCTCCCCTCGCCTTCGATGACATTGCCGAGGCATTCGAGCGCGCCCTTAACTCTCCTAAGGGCGTGCGAATATCCTGTGCGAATAGGGGCGCAGCAATCGTGCTGCGCTCCCGCTTCAACTACTTCAGGAAGCTTAACCGAGAGGACAACAAACGGACCTACCCGACCGATCATCACCTGTGGAACCGCTCACCCTACGACAAGCTCATCCTGCGCGTGCCGCCGAAGGGCGGGCCCGAGGAGGCTGTTCTCTACATCGAGCCGCGCTCGATAGATGATATGACTATAGAGGAGATAGAGTGATGCTGCTCGGCCTACCCCCGCGACTCGAGTTCGACTTTATCCTGATGGGCGTCTGGATAGCCGTTGTGCTGGCTATTTGTGTCATAGGCTTGGTCATGTTCCTGCGCTGACAAATAAATGTGAGAACTGTGTCGATTTTGATTGACAACCTAGTCCGGTTGTGCAACAATGCCCGAACCATACGAAACACCGTATCGGTACCACTCGACGCCAAACCCAGGAGGTAACAATGGCGAATGGAGGCTACGATCAAATCACTATTCAGGGGCAGGTGTTTCGGGTGCCCATCCGCTACGCGGCCGGTCACCAGTTGAACGACGGCGAAGCCGGCGCCCTGAACCAGACCCTTCACGAGAACCTTCGCAACAACTTCGCCAAGAAGGTTGCCGAGGGCCAAGAGGCCGGGGTGCCACTTGAAACCCTTCAGCAACAGCTGGACGACTACGCCAACGACTACCAGTTCGGTGTGCGCACTGGTGGCGGTGGATTCCGAGGCGATCCGGTCATGACTCTCGCAATGAACATTGCTCGCGAGATGGTCCGCACCGCGATCAAGACCAAGGGTCTCGACCAGGACGAGTGGCCGGCAAGCCGCATTTCTCAGGCGGCGAAGGCCTTGCTCGACTCGCAGGGCGACGACGGCAAGATCATCCAGACCGCTCGCAAGCAGGTCGAAGCCGAGAAGGAGGCCGCGAAGGAGGCGATGGCTTCAGTAAATGAGCTTTTGGATGGTGCTGGTGCCCAAGCCGCGCAGTAACCACCATCGAGAGGGCTAAGAAGCGTGACACCTTCCCCCACCCTCTCGACAAACTGGGGGAGCGAAAATGCTCCCCCCTTTTTCCTTAGTGTATTGTAGCGTGAGTATGGAGCACCCATGTTAGTTAAGGAACCACTCCTTAATTACTGGTATCGGGCGCTCTCTAGCCCCTTCGGCATCGAAGTAGTGTGTTCTGATGCCGAGGGGGCGAGAACCCGACTCTACACGGCACGAAAAGAGGCTAAAGACCCGGACCTCGACCAGATCAGTGTTTGCTTATCTCCTTTTGACCCAATGAAACTGTGGTTAGTAAAGAAAAGGCCGACCAATGAGACGCCGTGAAGATCGAGCTATCAGCAAGCACACACTCAATCTCTACGCAGGGGACTACATCAAACTACAGGCACTCTATTCGACGCGCATCGGCGCTGCCAAGATCATCCGTGACATAGTCCGCGCGCACATCCGCAAGATCGAGGAGGACGCCGCGCAGAAGCTTCCGCTCGTCGGCGACCTCGATGTTGAACTGGAGACACAGCAATGAGCGACCTCTCCGAACTGTTCGACCGCGATCCCCTATTACTCACCGATCAAGATATCGCTAAGATCATCGCTCGTATGCGCGAGGCGCAGGCCCAATACGAACTGGGAGTCAAGGCCCCGGTCGCAGCGCGCCCAAAGAAAACTCCAAAGACCAACGATCTGCTGAAGGATCTAGGGCTCGGATAATGAGCAAATGGACACCTGAGAGGCTCCTGCAGGATGCTTGTCCGCGCTGGCTGTGCTGGCTCTTCGGCCCGCCCAAGCTTGAATATAAGGATTGCCCATTCAGTGACGGCAGTCTCAGGTGGTTTGGCTACTGTCCGCGCTGCGGGCGAGGTGTAGAGGCGCAATGAACGTCCCAGGTATCGAAACCTGGCTCCTGATCTTCACCATTACTAACGCTAGTGGTGAGTCCGATACGTTTCTAGGAGGAGAGTACCAAACGCGCGAAAAGTGCGAACAAGCTGTGATAATGCAGTATGGACACTGGCATCTGCTTTACAGCCGTCTTCAATGGCGATGCGAGAAAGCTAACCTGAAGCCGGTCCAGTAGTCTACAGAAGGAGTCAGAGAATGCCCTCACCTTTCATTGACGGGACGCGAGTTCAGTACGCCTGGGACTCCACATCCCTGGGCTGGCTGAAAGAATGCCCCCGCAAGTACCAGTACCATATGCTCGAGGGCTGGACCTCGCGGGGCGAATCTGTCCACCTCGAATTTGGCATCCTCTATCACGAGGCCCTCGAAATCTATGAGCGCTATCGCTTTACAGGACGGGATCACGACATATCTCTGAATCACACAGTCAGACACGTTCTTGAGCGTACATGGCGCGACGGCAAGCCTTGGCGGGCGAGTAAAGATCTGTCCTCAGAGGACAAAACATCTCTCAAGTGCCGCGAGTTTCTTATCCGCACTATCATCTGGTATCTCGACAAGTTCAAGGACGACCCTGCCAAGACTCGTATAAGTTCTAACTCTGGTCGTCCTATGACCGAACTGCATTTCCAGTTCGAGATCGGGTTCAACTTCAATCTCAGCATCCCCTATACCCTTTGTGGCTATCTCGACCGCGTAGTGGATTTCCAAGACCAACCCTTCGTTATGGACCGCAAGACCACAACGAGCACCCTCGGCTCTTACTACTTCGATCAGTACAACCCCGACAACCAGATGTCTTTCTACACAGTGGCCTCCCAGGTCGCATTCCATACCCCTGTTAAGGGGGTCATAGTGGACGCCGCACAGATCGCAGTTGGTTTTAGCCGTTTTGTACGCTCGTTCGTGTTCAAGACTTCCGACCAGGTGGACGAGTGGATGAAGGATCTAAAGATTTATCTTCGCCAGGCCGAGATGTATGCCGAGTCTGGCTACTGGCCACAGAACGACAAATCCTGCCACAAGTATGGTGGCTGTGTGTTCAGGGGGATATGCTCGAAGAGCCCTCTTGTCCGACACAAGTTTCTTGAGAGCAGCTTCGAGCGCCGCGAGTGGAACCCCCTCATACCAAGAGGCCCCGATGTGGAAAATCTCGTTTGAGGGAATTGTGACTCGGGTGTTTCCACGAAGTCTCGTGCGCTCTATGCGCAAGGTCGATGACGAGATCAAGATTGAGCGAGACCCAGAGCAATGGTATCTTCAGGTCGGCGACATATCTTTCCAAGTTGGGGACGAACGGCCACTGGCACAGGTTGGTGATCTAGTCAATATCACTATCCAAAAAATTCCAGGGAGCCAGTAATACCAGCACCACGCAGAGTGGATAGATACTTCTTCGAGGAGAAGATAATGGCAACTCTGAGTCAGCACCAATCCTCTGATTACACAAAGCTACTCTTAATAGGAGATTCAAAATCTGGGAAGACCGGGTCGCTTGCATCACTAGTTAAAAAATACAAGCTTCGGATTCTTGATTTTGACAACGGCCTGGACGCCCTTGCGCAGGTCATCAAGCGGGAGTCTCCGGCGGCGCTAGAGAACGTCGAGTTTCGTACACTCCGCGACAAACTAAAGGCCACCCCCGTCGGTACTGTGGTCGATGGGACGGCCACGGCCTTTATAGACGGGATCAAGATGCTCGACCGCTGGAAATACGACACAGTGGATCTTGGTATCCCGGCTAACTGGGGTAAAGACTGTGTCCTCGTCATCGACTCCCTAACCTTTATGTCTGACGCGGCGTTCAGGTTTAGAGAGCCTTTGGTTCCACGCTCGAAGGATGGTAAGTATGATGTCCGTGCGGTATACAAAGATGCTCAGGATGCTGTTGAGAACGTACTTGCCCTCCTCACCTCTGAAACATTCAGAACTAATGTTATTGTTATCAGTCATGTCCGCTATGTTGACAATCCAGATGGAACGAAAAAAGGCTACCCGACTGCTGTGGGCTCCGCTCTTTCTCCGCAAATACCTACCTATTTCAACTCAGTCGCACTCGCGCAGACGGGTCCGGGCGGCAAGCGCCAAATACAGACGGCGGCGACAGCCATGATCGACCTCGCGAACCCGGCCAGCTTCAAGATGTTACCTACGTTGCCAATAGAGACCGGACTGGCAACGTTCTTTGAGACAGTACGGTCATAGGAGTCAGAGATGAACGACGAGCGACGTAAGAAACTAAGAGAGGCTGTAGACTGTCTGTGCCGGGCCCTTAGTCTGGTTGACGAGGTCGCCAACGACGAGCGGGAGGCCTTCGAAAATCTCCCAGAAGGAATGCGGCAGGGTGAAAAGGGCTCATGGATGGAGGGCGCTGTCGACCTCCTTAACGATGCCTATTCTAAAATTGAGAAGGCCGTTGGCAACGTAGAAACTGCAAGCGAGTAACTTAACGCAACGCCATAAAACTAGGAGGTTTACATGGCAAGCTTCGAAGACATCCTAAACAAGCCTGCGTCAGATATCAAGGCGCCGCCCGCGTATCCAGTGGGTACTTATCACTGTCTCGTGGACGGGCCTCCGACCCCAGGAAAGTCCAGTCAGAAACAGACAGATTTTCTGCAGTTCAAGTTCAAGATCTTGTCTCCAATGCAAGATGTTGATGCAGAACAGGCCGCGGAGCAGCAGATTGTCGGCAAGCTCATCTCTGCTGATTTCTACATTACCGAAGCTGCTGTATGGCGTCTCAAGGATCTGCTTGTCGAACACCTTGGCATCGAGGAGGGCTCGAAGAGCCTTCGTGAAATCGTTGCCGAGGCGCCCGGCAAACAGGTGCTGGTAAAGCTCCGTCACGAACTCTCGCAGGACGGAAAGCGAGAGTTCCACCGATTAGATTCAACTGCGCACGTCTGAGTCCTCTGACTCCTCAGGCGTGTTCGGGGCCGGGGGGTCTCGCCGCACCCGAAGACCCCCCGGCCACTCTAGGAGACTGATATGGCAAGATCTTGTGAAGATTGTTATTACTCTCGACCAAACAACGAGAGCACGGTTTCCTGCAATAGATACCCTCCGACCATTACCAAGGCCGAGGGGAACAGTATAACTAGCTACTTTCCGCTGGTCAACAAGAGTATGTGGTGTGGAGAATGGCGGCGGCAAGTGGATAGTGGATCGACGAGACAATAGTCTAAGGTCCGTACAATACCATTTCGGTATCGTACCTATGGAGGTTACATGAGTATCCTAGATATCTACGGCAAACGTAAGAATGGCAGAAAGGAGCCCCTTATCATGCCAACAGACGACGCACCGCCGCGCTTTCTCTCAACCCCACAGCAGGCCGTTGCTCGCCCCTCTTCCCGCTCCGAACGTGCCGCCCTCGCGGCAGCACAGTGGGAGGAGATCGAGAACGAACTGCGAGACTCGAAGGCCAAGTACGAGATGGAGGTCAACTCACTCAAGACCGAAATTCAGGAACTCAAAGGGCGTCTCATAACCTTCGAGTCAGCAAACTCTATTCTTAACGCTGACTGCGAACTCCTGCGGGTTCAAGTAGCAGAAAACAGATCTAGGCTCGATACGCAGCGAGGCAAGCTCCAGGTCGCTGCGAAGATCATTCTCGACATGGCGGAAGAAGAGCGTAAATCTAGTCTTACCGAAGAGCAGAGTATCGAAGCTCACAACGCTGTTGAAGAGGCCCTCACAAGATGACTTCTGGGAAGTTCCACATGGTCCCGCTTGACGACATCACGGTCAGGCGGGACAAGCGCCAGCGGCGCGCTCTCGAAGATATCAACGTTCTTGCCGACTCTATCCGACGGCTGGGTCTCATTCACCCTATAGTCGTCACGCGAGAGCTTGAACTGGTCGCAGGCGAGCGCCGTTATATGGCGTGCACTGAACTCGGATGGAGTCACATTCCAATCCAGTATGTTGATGAGGCCGAGCCCGCAAAACTTCGCGCGATCGAACTCGAAGAGAATATCAAGCGCCAGGATATTTCATGGCAGGATCAGGTCCAGGCAATCTCTGAGTACCATCAGATCCGTGCCGTGGAGACTCCAGACTGGACCCAGAACGACACTGCCGCGGCCATTGGATTATCTCCGCAGCACGCTGGCCGAATGCTTCAAATAGCCGAGGAGATCGAACGCGGCAACAAACTCGTTATCGACGCCCCTAAGCTCTCTACTGCCGCCGGTATAACCGAGAGGGCGCGCCTGCGCCGCGATCAGGAGAGTATTAGTAAACTTCACGAGACATTTCAGACCCCGAAACAAGAGCGTCCCCCTGAAGATATCATTGTGGGCGATTTCACAGAATGGGTCCACACAGACATAGATCGACGGTTCAACTTTATCCACTGTGACTTTCCGTATGGTATTGGGGCTGATGATTTCAATCAGGGCGGGGCTGCCGCCCACGGAGGCTACGCTGACACTAGTGAGACTTGGGCAAAGCTTGTACTAGCCCTTGAGGTCGCTACGAAGCGTATCGCGGCGCCCTCTTGTCACCTGATGTTCTGGTTTGCTATGAGAAAGGCCGATGATCGACTCTACGAATTGACTTGTCGCGCCCTCGAACTTATAGGCTGGGATATAAATCCTCAACCCCTAATATGGATGAAAAGCGATGGAGCAGGTATACTCCCCGACCCTGAACGAGGCCCAAGACAAATCTACGAGACATGTCTCTTTGGATCGAGAGGAGACCGTAAGATTGTTAGAGCGGTTGCAAACGCTTACCACGCGCCAACTGTCAGAGATCGGCACATGTCTGAGAAACCAGAGCCCATGCTTCGCCACTTTTTCGGTATGCTCGTTGACGAGAATACAGTTATGCTCGACCCTACCTGTGGTAGTGGAAGTGCATTGCGAGCGGCTGAGTCTCTTGGTGCGAAGTATGTCCTTGGCATTGAAAGAGACGAAGGATTTGCAAAGCTAGCACGCGAGGCTCTCGATCGCGCGCGCCGACTCAAAAAGGCAGAGAATGCAGTACAAGATCGCACTGGTGGGTGAAGCCTGGGGCGAGCACGAAGAGCGCGAGCGTATGCCCTTCGTCGGCCCCGCCGGTTGGCAACTCAACTCCATGCTCAAGGAGGCCGGAATAGTCCGCGCCGACTGCTTCCTCACGAACTGTTTCAATCTGCGGCCAAGGCCGTCGAACAAGATCGAAAATCTATGTGCAACCCGTAGAGAGGTCCGTCATGCGCTCCCGCCGCTATCATCTGGCAAGTACATCCGCGATGAATTTCTCCCTGAACTCGACAGACTTTACGCAGAACTTACTAAAGCTGATCCAAATGTCATTATCTGTCTCGGGGGAACTGCCGCCTGGGCAATACTACGTGACGGTAGAATATCGAAACTTCGTGGGGCAATCGCGAGTTCCCCCGTTCTGGCAGGAAAAAAATGCCTCCCCACCTTCCACCCCTCCTACATCCTCCAAGGAGGCTACGATCACCGACACGTCACTATCCTCGATCTCCAGAAAGCCCGTCGAGAGTCCGAGTATCCCGAGATCCGCAGACCAAAACGAGTCATCTACACCGAGCCCCTTCTCTCAGAACTTGAGTGGTTCGCCGAAAGGTTTATTTCACGGGCAAGACTCTTGGCAGTCGACATCGAGACTCGGGGAGAAAGAATAACCTGTATAGGCTTCGCGCCCGCGACGGACCTAGCCCTTGTGCTGCCGTTCGAAGATCTCCGCAAACCGGGCGGCAACTACTGGGGCTCGATAGAGTCCGAAATGGCCGCCTGGGCCTGGGTCAGAAGGGTGCTCGACTCTCCTGTAGAGAAGGTGTTCCAGAACGGTATATTCGATATGTCCCGACTGTGGAAGGGTTATGGTATTCCAGTGCGTAATGCAGCCCATGATACCATGCTACTGCATCACGCGCTCCAGCCCGAGTCCCCGAAGGCTCTTGCTTATCTGGGTTCGGTTTACACCAGTGAGAGCGCCTGGAAACTCGGCATCCGACTCAAGCACAAGGGCACCATAAAAAAGGAGGATTGAGATGCTTTGCGCCGCGATACTCTCCGTCGAACTCATCACGCCCCACTACTGCCCCTTTCTAGAGGAGGCAATCAATCGAACTATGGATCGCATGGTTCACTGTGAGGCTCAATGGACTCGCCAGTGTGAGGACGATTGGCGCACCCTCAATAAACTGCGTCAGTGGAGCAGCGAGGCTCAGTGTGATCTCGTCTATAGGAGGTCGTGATGTTCTGGTGGGTAGCCTTTGTTAATCCTGCATGGTATGCCTACTGCTATACCCAGGCGTCTATGCGTCACGCGGCCTGGGGAGTGCCTTATGAACAGCACCGAGCCCTGATGCTGGCTTGGTATGGAATGTAGGAGGCCCTAATGGCCGCACGCGAACTTGCCAAGCTTCTTGCCGTTGGACTCCTAAAGGAATCTCTGAAAGAGGGCGAGGAAGAACTCGAGGATATCACTATCCCGGTCTCGTCCAGCGCTATCCGCTCGATCGGTTGGCGCTCTGACGGCGTTATCACAGTGGAATTCCTCGCCCGCGGCACCTACAGCTACGCGGGCACCCGAGAACTCTTCGATGCCTTTGTCGCGGCGCCCTCGAAGGGCACATTCTTCAACGAGCACTTTCAGGTGCGGCGATGAAGGTCACCCGCACCGACACTCTCAAGCCGGGGCAACCGTCGTCAGAGACTGAACGATTATGGGTTTACAATGGTCTAGACTGCTGTGTGACGCTCGAAGTCCTCGAACACATCCTCCCCCAACTAGACAATCTCACCTCCAACACCTATTCTCTTTCGCGAGCCCTCCAGGCCCCGGTGCTGGAAATGAACCTCAGAGGAGTTCTTGTCGATGAGCAAGAACGAAAACGAGCTATCGAAAACTATAAGACTGACACTGAACGACTCGAACGGAATCTCTATCGTATCGTTAGAGACGGAATTGGATACGACGGTTTCAGTGATAAGGGAAAGACTAAAGCATGGAGATCTAACGCCCTTGTCGCTGTTCTATTATATGATATTCTCAAGCTTCCAGAAATTCGCAAGAGAAATGAAAGAGGAGAAATGGCCAGAACAGTCAACCGTGATGCACTTGAAAGACTTCAAATACACTTTATCGCCCAGCCAATCATCTCGCATATTCTATCTCTTAGGGACTTCGGAAAGAAAATTGGAGTCCTTGAGACGAAGATTGACTTCGACGGGAGACTCAGAACTTCGTATAACATTGCCGGAACTACAACGGGTAGATTTTCTTCTAGCATCAGCGATTTCGGAACTGGTGGAAATCTACAGAACGTTGAGGAAAGACTCAGACGAGTTGTCATCGCCGACAGAGGCATGAAGTTCGCTAACGTCGATCTTGAACAGGCTGACAGCCGCAATATAGGGGCTTTGTGCTGGAATGCGTTCAGAGACGGAAAATACCTGGATGCCTGTGAGTCAGGTGATCTCCACACTACGGTCGCTAAAATGTCGAGACCCGAGCTGCCCTGGACTAACTCACTCAGTGAGGATCGGCGGATCGCCGAGCAGCCCTACTACCGGCACTACGGACTCCGGCATATGTGTAAAGTGCTTGGCCACGGCACGAATTACCTGGGGAGCCCCTATGAAATGTCAAAGCACACCAAAATCGACCAAGCCACTATCAAAGATTTTCAGGCTCTTTACTTCAGCACTTTTCCGGCTATCCACAGACTCCATGAGTGGATCAGGACGCAGCTAATCGAGACTGGCAACCTCGTAACACCCTTCGGGCGCAAACGCTGGTTCTTTGGAAAGCGCGACGAACGAGATACTCTTAAACAGGCCGTGGCGCACATGGGCCAGTCAATGACCGCGGACGAGATGAACAACGCTATGATGGCGCTATGGCGCCTAAACCTTGTTCAAATACTGTTACAGGGCCACGACTCAATTCTAGTTCAATACCCAGAGGAGAGGGAGAATGAGATCGTACCGCTAGAAGTCCAAGTCGGATGGAATTGGGGCAAAGCTGCAAAGGATAATCCCGCCGGACTCTCGAAATGGCCAGATGAGCGCCGCCACCATACCAACTAGGCGACTCGGCAGCTGGATAGACGCATACCAAGAGTACACGGAAATTCTACCCTCACCACCGCTATTCCGTAAGTGGGTCGCGATCTTCTTTTTAGCAGCCGTAATGGAACGGAAGATCTGGGTTCGGACTATGGGCTCGTCCCTGCATCCGGGCCTTTTCATACTTCTAGTCGGACCACCGGGAATAGGCAAAGGACAAGCCATTCATCTCGGCGAGGCAATGCTCCGTGAAATTCCAGACCTCAAAGTCGGTCCCTCTGATATGACCGCGGCGAGTCTAATTGACGCCCTGAACGAATCAACTCGACGACTCGCCCTTCTAGATGCCTCGACACCCTATGTCGAGTTCAACTCTCTTGTAGTTATATCTCGTGAGCTTGGTGTGCTGATCCCGGCGTGGGAGACCGCGCTCATGAACAACCTAACGGATATCTATGATGGCTTTACGGTGGACCAGAAACGACGCGGGAAAGATCTCAGGATCAAAATTCTCAACCCGCAGATTAACCTTCTTGGAGCGTGTACTCCTTCGTACCTTAATGAAGTTATGCCTCCGGGGGCTTGGGATCAGGGATTTATCTCGAGAACTATTCTTATTTATTCAGGTGATAGAGTTCGTAAAGATCCCTTCCTTGACGACAGCGCCACCGCCCTCATCGGACGACTACGCAACGATCTCCTTCACGATCTTAAAACGATTGCACTTGAGTATGGACAGATGTCCTTCACCACCCCTGCAGCCACCGCCATAAAGGCCTGGATTAACGCGGGCTGTCCACCAGAACCAACTCATCAGAAGCTACAGTTTTATAACTCTCGTCGGGTTGCGCATCTACTCAAGCTGTGTATGATTTCAAGTATGTCCAGATCGAATGACAAAGTTATTGGTATCGAGCACTACAGCGAGGCTCTGAACTGGCTTGTCGAGGCCGAGCGATACATGCCTGATATCTTCAAGTCTATGATAAGCGGTGGAGACTCGTCCGCGATGGAGGAGGCATGGAACTTTGTGTGGTTGATCTACAGCAAGGAGAAGAAGCCTATTGCAGAGCATCGTATAGTCCACTTCTTGCGCGAGCGCGTGCCGGCCCACTCAATTATGCGGGTTCTTGACATTATGGTCAAGTCAAGAATGCTCGAAATTAGCATTCAAGGAGGGGGCTTTCAGGGCTACAAGCCAACCTCTAGAGAAGAACGTCTCAGTGGTCAGGGGTGACGCCAGCCGTTACAGTGAGCAATCTCGTGGCGGAGAGCGTTGGTATCTTGCAGACTATGAAGATAGACCCTGCACCACCCACGACCAACGATAGCGCACCCCGCCAGAACCTGAAAGAGCCCAACCTGCCTCTGACAGACCGCGGCAAGCCGTACCGGATCGAGTTGCTGAACTGTCAACTTTCCTCTGTACGGTCGATCCGGCGGCTGAGTCAGAGCCGCCGACGGCCAGACCAAAAGCAGCAATAGTAGTATTGCACGCATAGTTCACCTCATCTTGTTGAGTCTGGGACTCTCGGTCTCGGATCACCACGAACGTAGGCTTCGAGCGATCGGAGCCGCTCCTCGACACGGTTGACTTGACTATCGAGCGCCCTCGACGTTGATTGCAACTCTCCAGTCGTAGGCCGAGTTGACTCCAAAAGCTGGAGCTGTTTGTCGAGCTTATCTAATCGGTCTCGCGTAGCCAGAGTGAGCTGATCAAACTCTGATCTCTCGATTGTTCCTTTCCGGAGAATAAGAATCTCCGACTTGATATCAGTGTCATCCTTCTGCATATCGCGGCGCAAGTTTCCAATCATCCGCTCGCTACTGCTCCGAATCTCTTGAATAAGTCTGTCTTGCGCCGCAAACTGTGTTTGAAACAGCGTCCAGCCAGCGATACCCATAGTGGCGACCAAGGTGAGGACAAACCCCACTGTGATAATGATATTAGCCCACGTGAGTTGTCCAGGACCGTTGACGCGTACCACAGCTTTTTACCCCTTTAGTTTCTGACAGATCTGTAACTCAGCGTTGATGCACCTGCACTGATAGAGCGTCTCATTAGCAGCGAGACGCTCTTTCACTTTCCGCGCCGCCACGACCTTGCCGTCTCCAGGATCAACGATGACCTGCTGATAGGCGTCGCAGAAGCTATTTGTCACTCGCGGTCTGTTGTCGCTCAAGAGACCGCAGGAACTCATCAAGCTCGCTATCGCTAAGCTGAGTAAGATTCTCCAGAATGATCTTCCCGGCACGAGTCAACTCCATTGTTGCCGCGAGATTTTTAGCTATCTCGCGGTCTTCGCCCTCGGCGATCCACTGATTCTTTTGTCCGGTCTCAATCAGCCACCGGACAATACTCAGAATAGTGGAGATCAGCGCTATCCAAGACATTACGGTATCCTTACTTGTACTAACGGAGGCGTAGCCGTCGCTAGACGTTCCGTTTCCTTAACAGCCTCTATTGACCTTCCCATAGGTGCTATCTCGATCTTCTGCACCTCTGGTATGCTCGCTGCCGCAGTCAGAATGCCAACCTTACTCCTGGAGAACATGCTCCATACGAGACCGATTACTGAAACAGCAACACCTATCACTGTTTCACTGGTCAGTATAGACATGATCTGATCTGCCGACAAAAACCCTTTCGCCGCGAACCATCCAGCGAAGGCTCCCCCGACCGTAGTCATGAACCAACGCACCATACTCTTCAGTTGTTCGTTGTTGAAAGGCATTTTATCCTCCTGTTGTTCAGTTTTCCTTCACATACTTCTTCACGATCACTCTAACAGCATCGTTGATCTCGGCGAGCATTTTTTCAACCGGATCTTCAGGAAGCGCAGGCTCCTCCGGCCCCTCAGTCTCTCGCACCAGCCTGATACTCTTATCGAAGTCAACTAGTGCCGAGATCAAAACGGCGCAGCCGACCTGTGAGTCTATCGCAGTACCATCAAAACGCCCATCAGCGACATATTTGCCGGGCAAATATGTCGCTGACATACTCCAGATATATGGCGATGGAACGTCACTGTGATACTGCCAGTATCCCCAACCATTGTAGTTTTCACAATAATAAAGTATTTTCTCCAGCCGCCAGTCTACCACCTTATTATAGCTCTTAAGGTTCACCAGCGCGTCGTGCGCGCTCTCTTCGAAGGTTCTAAATGGCCCACGTCCCTTCGGAACATGAGTCGACACAGCGTTCAGCGGGTCGCCTTGCGCTAGTTGTGTATTCCAGTTCTGACTGCTCTCGCGTTCATGCAGCACTGCTATCATAAACCAGGGCACACCAGTTGATTTCTCGATATTCTGATAGCGCGCCTTGTTGGTCATTATACGCTTGGCAATAGCCGCGACAGCCCCGGCCTTCTCAGGCTTGACAACCATGCGATCCCACTGCTTAGCGTAGACCGGCCACATAGAGCGATAAGTTGGAGCAGCCATATCACTATTTCCTCTTACAATTCCATCTAAGTGTTGTTTTTAGTTCTTTCTCGGCGATTGGTAGTTGATGCGACGCCCCAGCAATACACCGCTGATAAGTCTGGTACTGTCCGGCCTCGAATGGAGCTATCCAGACAGACCAAAACATCAGCACCCATATCTCCGGTTGCATGTCAACTCCAGGTCGAGACCTGAGGCACCACGAGCAGTCCATTTCTTATACACTCCCTCACTTGCCTTCTCTGTTTCTTAGATAGAACTACACCATTAGCCTTTCCCATAATCTCTAACTGTTCAACAGTATACGTAGAAGCATACCACCGAACCAACACGCAGGGATAAGGAAGATCTGGGCCCTCGTTTACTGCCGGCCTCTTCCGTAGTGCTCCCTCGGCTACCGCTGTCAACAGCACCAGCATGAAAGCGATCAGAAGCATTCGACCGCTCATGACACTACTCCACTATTGAGATTGACCCAAGATAGATGGGAACTGTATCGTCTGCATCTTCGAGTATGAGAAGAACCTCATATAGTTTAGCAGAAAGAGTCCCCATAGCGATTTGTTCGGCGCGCCACTGTATAATTCCTGTCGAAGGCACAATAATGTCGCCGTCGGACAAGGTAAGAGTAAGTTCGACGAACTTTGTCGTTGGATCGAGCAATTTAAGTGTGATCTCAGTTACACTCGATAGATCAGCAAGGGTGTCATCATCGACAGCCCAGATCTCGACGTTCTCGGACCAAGTACCGTAGATTGAAGCGGCTGGAAGGCTATTCATTGCTAACCCCTAGAGCTTTATAAACCAGGTCACAAGTACTGATCGTGGTAGATTGTTGAATGCAGTCGAAGACCCAACTGTATCGGTTGTAAAGGTGTGTGAATGGGCGCTGCCAGCGTCGCTCGTAAAAGAGAGGGTATGGGTATGACTCGCTGACTGACCCCCAGATGTAAAAGTGTGCGTATGAGCGCCATCAGAGTTGATACTGATTCCAGTCACCGCCGAGTTGATAGTAGCGGAAGCTAGGCCTACACCACCACTGCCATCCAAAATACCTCCAACGCTTGTTACAGCACTATGAGTATGCGTGTGACCAGGATCAGTTACCCCGTGTATATGCGCTCCATTAGAGGCAGTCGTTCCGGAGTGTGTATGATCATTGCTGGCACTTGCAGTCGTCCCAGAGACACCGTGAGTATGTGCACTCTCTGCTGCAGTTGTCCCAGAGTGACTATGTGCTGGTAGGTTATCGCTGATAAGGGTTATTCCATTAATACCTGTGCGAGAGCCAGCTGTCGTAGCATTTCCAACATCAAAGCCTAGAGCAAGAAAACCACCCGCAGCCGCTCCCATATCATCAAGGCCAAGAGGCACAGTTCCTTGCCAATTTGGGAGTACGATAGTCTTATTAGCTGCAAAGTCCGAGGCGGCGCTGCCTCCGCGCCCACCAGATACTGCAGCTATTCCATCGATCAGATTATTCCATAGATACGAGAATAACGCTGAGGTATCAGCGTTAGCGCGCTCTGTGCCACTCGAAGAGGCGTTACCGATAGTCCGTCCATTCAACCTAACATATCCAGCTTTGGTGGTATTTAGCATCTCAGCATGGATCATACCAGTCCCAACCTGAGACTCTGCTGGAATCGTAACACTCAGCTCGATTGGATCGGGGTTAGGGATCTCCAGAGAGTAAGTCAACTGCACGTCGTCCGCAGATTTCACCTGCACATCAAACGACAGTGTATAAGGTATAAACACGTCAGGCCAACGGCCGTTTGCATCCGCTACTACAGGGTGCGGATGAGCGGAGGCTTCGCCCGAGTCCTGATATACTGTGAGAGGCGTAGTGGTGCCTCCATTGAAGAAAAAAGCCTGCGCACCAGCGGCGCGAAGATCGTCCGCGTAGCGCTCTACCGTTCCAGATCGGTTCCATAAGCTACCCACTATAAATCTCCTCTATAACTTGTTCACGCATGGCGCCCAGCGAAAGGGATATGGTCCTCGATCCATGCGCCATCCGGGCTTCTCGATATGCGCCCACCAACCGCCGTTGCCTTCATGCGCAGTCACACGCGCCGGTATGAGCATCAATCGCTCCTCAAATCCTTACTACGTGACGTGATGCGTGCAGAACCATCCGCAGCAACCGCTCGATTGTGTCTGCCGCCTGATTCTGTAGTTGGTCACCGGCGCGAAGCTGAACGACCAGGATGCGAATTTCAGAAACACTCACTCGATCCTCCTCAAGTAGATACCTGTTGACGGCCCTCAGCAGTCACCCACCATGTTTCTGAATTATTGTCTGAACGCCGACATCGAATGAAGCCTCGTCGCGCTAGATCATTGGCGCGCGGGTCGCGTTTTGACAGTTGATAACCATTTGCTCCACTGCTCACGATGTCGCGTAGCAACGAGAATTGTTCAAAAGTTAGACCGCCGTAGCTCATCTGATATGCTTTCCTTATTTTGAGATTGCTACTGCTAGGATGGCAACGCCGAGTAGAACGACAACGGCCAGGAAAACTATGAATAATTCCGCCCGCCAGTCGCGCCTTTGTATTTTCCAATAGCCACCCATCGGAAGGCTCCTCAAATTGATTCGGTTGGTACATTGCGCCATTCTAATCTCGTATGGACCCCCGCAATCGCGGGCTTCTCGTCTGTGATTAACCACTGTTGTTGCAACTGAGGGACAGTCGTCCCGTTCGGCTGAAACCATCGCAGCATCAATGTGGGTTGTTCGCGAATCATCAGAAACCCTTTCCTCTATTTCACCTCAGATATTCCGAAGACGGTGGATGTGGACGTTGTTCGGCCGTGGCGCGCCCGTAGCCGCTCGTTATCTGCCATGATCTCGGCAACCGTCATCCCTGAGTCGGCCAACAAGCCCTGTAGCCGCTCGATCTCATCGGCAGCCCTCATGCACGTTCGTCCGCACGCTGCATCTCCACAGTCGTTGCCGCGCAACTGGCCTACGATGTCATCTAGGTAGCTGTCCATCTTGTGACTCCTTCAAAATGGCAACAGGGTCAACGTCTGTGCCAAGTGAGTTGTTAAGGTTTCTAGTAGCTATTGTAAACGTGGCGAGCGCTTGCGGCGCTCCGCTGGTACGAACTACGCGTTCATAAGCCCTCGACCACTGCGCTATCGGCGCGGCTGTGGCTGGTCTAGCGAGGGCCCGACCTAATACTGCAGTAGATATCGTAGCTCCTAAGACTGTAAGAGGCGCAGCTGTTGCGCCGACGGCTACTCCAATTAGTGAGGCTACACCAATCTTCGAGCCTAGAGTTGATCGTTCGCGTTGAAATTGCTGCCACGATGGAGCCCTACGTGAGACAGATTCAATAGCGTCGAGATGCCTCCGCAAGTCATTACCCTCTCGACCAAACAGTACATTCTTACCTCGGTCAGAGAGCCCACCATAGTTTCTAACCCAAGTTGCAGGATCGAACTCTGCGGTTCTAGGAGACTGTCCAAGACGACTAATTAGGGCTCCTTGAACTTCTGCCTGCTGTCCAACAGGAACATATCTGCGAAGTTGAGCGAGAGTATTGATATCCGCACCAGTTTTAGAGCCTGCCATCTTTATAATCGAGCCAATAGCATCTTCATTACTCCCTCGCAAGAGCCCTCGAAGCCTCGTTGGAAGCCCTTCATGTCCTGCGAGGCCCTGTTGGACAATGCCGCCAGCTACACTCTGATCTACCACCTCGCCGGTCGGTCGTGCTGCTGCAGCCGTGCCAGCGGCCCGAAGCTCCTCAGTTGATCGCTCAGCGGCCGCTCGAAGCTTTCCACCGCCGACAGGCGCAGCCGAGATTGCCCGTCCCGTAGCTTGCCCAAATTGACCGCCTTCGGCCGCGCGCGGAATAGACATAACCCCTGTCTCTATCTGAGCCAACTCTGCTGGAGTTCTCGCCGCCCGAGCTATACTCATCCCAGTCTTGTACGCAGCCGAGGCCGGATTAGCCATCAGGGCCATTTCCATCGCTTGCTGCGGTGGAAGATCACCAGTCTCCATTGCCACCTGTGCTATATTCCCGAGCCGTTCTGCCTCTTGGCCAATAGCCGGAACCACGGCCTCTATGGTCCTTGTGGCCCCGCCTTCGGCGCGAGCGCCTACAGGGCGACGAGTTCGTATAGCGGCGCGCTCGAACGGGTCCTCTGGTATCGCCGGTCCCTCTCCAGGAGGTGTAGTGCTGAAGCCTTCTGGTAGCTCTATTTGGGGTCTGGGCGGCTCGAGACTGAAGCCCTCGGGTAATTCCACTTGATACGGCTGTTTGTCTGAATTTTTTCCAACTGGCGAATTTGCGTAGGGCACGCTAAGCGAAGGTGGTACGCGGCCGGAGACATCGGCGATCACCTTGCTAGGATCACCAAATCTCTCTCGAGTTCCAGGAGGCACACCATAAGGCAGCTCTTTCTTATATGGAGCCTTCGGATTAAACCTCTGTTCAAAGGTATCCACAGAGGGATCCTGTGCCCCTCTATAGGGCCCAAGAGGCTCTAGAGACCCTGGCCGCCTCATCCAGGATTTGGGTGGAGGCGCCTCGCGCGGGCGTGCCTGAGCAAACATCTCTTGGAGGTTAGGGAGATAGTCTGCCTCGTCGCGGCGAGCGCGCCTCCTAACTTCAGATTCTAGCTCATCGAATCTTGCAACCATTAGTCACCTACAGGTACAGGCTTCCCGTTTATCATTCTATGGGGTCTGCCTCTAGAGTCGTAGATTATAGTGTCTGGGGATATCATCTGGCGAGTGGTCGGAGCAGCCGGTGCCTGTGGAGCCGGAGGCAGCGCTGGTGATAGTTCTTTAATTGTGTTAGCAAACTCTTGCCCTTGTGGAGTCAATTTTCCGTCTGGAGTAGTCCATAGCCGTCGCTCTTCTCGTCGAGCCCCCACATACTCCTCCATATCAGGAACATTCTGATCGTATTTAGATCGCCGACGATATTCAAGAGCGTCTTTCGACTCAGCCTCAGCAAACTGAGCAGCCTGCCGTAGATACTTTGACAAGGCCTTGTTGCCTTCAGGAGTCATACCCAAACTCAAGAAAGCCCGTTCCATGAACTTGCGATCACCTTCTGAGATCTGATTACCGAGAGTACCAAGTGTCGAAAAAATGAGCTTGTTTGACAGGGCTATGTACTCATCTTGCAAGGCAGTGGCCTTTAAAGCCGGATCAGTGATACTATCTAACTTCTTTTTGATTGCTCCCTCTGGAATTTCAACGCCAAGATTTTTGGCTATTTGCATAACAGTATTGAGCCCACTTACGGCGCTCCCATAGAGTCCAGCGCCTTTACCAGAGATGAAGTTTGGATCAGCTATAATCTGATCCATTCTATCCAGGGTACGAATAGTATCTCTAGCGGTTTTACCCCCCTTGTGATAGTCCAAGAAGAATTTCTGAACCTCCTCAGTATCACTCTTACGAGTCTCTTTCGCGGTGGTCCAATCACCCAGCGACTGGCGCTTCAGACCCATAGACTCACGCTGAAACTGATCTGCCTCATAGTTGAGCTGATCTGGAGTTAATCGTGCCTTCTCCAGAGCACTCCGATGTTGGGCTGACAGAGCTTGGATCATTCCTTGAGGAGCCTTAGGCCCCATTAGTATAAGCATATCACGAAGTCTATCGGCCTCGGCCTTAGCAGCACCTTGAGCACCACCATAAGTACCTGCTGGAGGCACCTGACGAGTTGGCTGCTGGCCTGCCTGCGGTCTTGCTGGAACAGCTTGCATTTGAGCGCCCTGTGCCCAAGAAGACAATTGTGGCACAGGAGCTGGCGGGGCCGTTGGAGGCGGTACCCCGCCAGCCTGTGCGAACTGCTGACCCCTTGGGGTGGGAGTAGCAACCCCTTCGGCGCGGGCCAACAGTTCCTCACTCGGACTAGCAGCCATATTTGGTGGCACTTCTGTTGAAGGTGCTTGCGGTGCCTGAGATACTCCAGGGATAGCTCCCTGTGGACCACCCCACTGAGTATCTGGAGCTGGGGAGGGTGGAGATACCACAGTTGGCTCGTTGCCGCCCTGCTGGAGCATCTGCCGAATCAGTGGTAGATACTGTCGATACTGCGCGTCCTCAGAGATTCTATGACTGAGAGCCCGCTTCTCGCGCGCGGCATTCTGCAGCCGCAATGCCGCCTCCATCTCTGGCAGACGCCCAC